TCTACGGCCAAGATCATCGCAGCTTGTCTAACGCTTGCTGTATTAACGTAGGTAGCAGTCTTTGTATCTGCACCTACAGCTGAACCTGATGGCACTACGCGCCTAAAGTTTTCATTGGCTGCAGTTTTAGCGTATTGAATAAAACTATAACCTTGTGGTTGTTGATAATAATTTAACTGCATATTAAATGCAGGTAATAAATTTGTAGTACCTGTTGAAAACGGCAACGTGGCAGTAATTGTGTATGTACCGTTAAATGTTGCGCCAGCCCCAGATATGGTCACGCTTTCGCCTGTAGTAAATAATCCAGGGTTGGCTAACATCACGGTGGCAACATTGCTTACCAATGCAGTCCCCACGACTGGCGCAGAATCAAACCAAAGAAAACTATTTATCTGGTCCTGCGCGGCTTGGCAGCACTCTTCGACCGTACTATCTGAGTAAAGAGTACCGATGCCTAAATTGGCACGTAGTTCGGCTACGGTGACGTATGTAGCTGCCATCTCGGTACTCCTTACTTAGTAGGGGTCGGTAGGGCAAAGGGCTAATGCCCTACCGACTATTAGGGTTTGTGGATCAGGTTAGGTTGTAACGAACTAGACCGTTAGGCATCTTTACGATTGTTGCCATAAATCCGTAGATTGCAATTTGAATCTGCAGATTGCTCACTACATTAACTGACATGTAAGCCTGCGGGCTACGGTAAACGGTCATTGCTTCAGGTGCGACGATAAAAGCAGAATCATCAATAGTTGTTGAAACCATTTGATGATCTACGTATAGATCAAGGCCAAGCACGTTACCGCGAATCGAAGTAGGTGTTGAAAGGCCGCCGCTGTTCATAGGCTGCGCGGCATTATAGATAGGGCGTCCTGTCGAATCTGTGGCACCCATTAGAAGTGACCATTGAGATGGCCCAGCGACGTAGTTCTTAGCAAAGTAGCTAGTGTTCTTATAGATGTTAGCTGACTCTGTTGAAACGTAAGAGATGATGCCAGCTGAAGTTGCTGCTACTGCAGTACCTTGTACGCCGCCTGCTACTACGTCTGCGATTACTGCAGCATCTGTAGCTAGAGAATAGGCTCGCTGTAATTGGTTAGTCAATTCCTGATAAAAATTCGGATCTGATCTTTCCAACAACTCGATTGATAATGTATTCATACCTGAATACTTTTTAACTGTTCCATTTAGGTACTGTGTAACCATACCTGTGTTTGCAACTGCGCCAGCTTCAGCTTCAACAGTTACAACAGGTGCTACGCCTGATTGCCCACCCGCGGAAGTGACCAAGGAAGGGATCGAAATAGTCATACCAGAATTTGGTAATACGCCTGAAGATAAAGCGTTAATCATTGGGGTGTCATAGTTTGTATTAGATACGAACTCAGACAAATACTGTGTTGGGTTAAATGCAGGGTTAGTAGTAAACGAATCATCTGCAGCAGTTACATACAGAATTGAATCGCGATCGCCCATGGCGGCCTTGATCTTGTGTTCTGTGTACTTAGCCATTGAAGTGATAGGTGTACGAACTGTTTGGCTATCTAATACGGATGGGCGAATAATTCTACGAGATGCTTCAACTGGTTGATCTACTGGCACATCGGGGCTATCTATAGGGGCTGTAGTCACAGCGACCTCGCTTTCGGGTTCGGTTTCGGTTTCGGTTTCGGTTTCATTTTCGGTTTCAACTTCAGTAGTTACTGTGTTGATTGTTGTATTGGTTGTTATTGTTTTTGTGCTGTTGCCTGCTGCAGCTTCGTAAGCAGCTTTAGCCGCCGCAATACTAGTGACCGCTGCCGATGAGAAGGCCGCCGACTCCACAAGGCTGACCTCTTTTAGGACTGCAGCAGTTACTAACAGGTAATCTTTCATCGGCTTTGATGCGGTTACATCCACACCAACGGATAAGCCTGACACAAGATTTTCCTGAGCTAATACAAGCGCATCCTGTCCACGGGTGCTGCCTGAAATTTTAAACGATGCATAAATGCCATCTGCCCCATCACTAAAGTTTGTAGCTCGACCAACAGGCTTAGTGTTGTCATGCTGCATTAGCAATTTGATTTTTGTAGCATCGGGAATTGAGATTGCACCTTCTTGAAATACAACAGGGCCAGCACTTGTATAACCGACCTCACCGTATGGCGCAATCTTTCCAGAAATAGTGCGGCGTTCTGTATCTGCCGCCTCGATTGAATTATTGAACGTTAGGTGCAACATTTACTGTGTCTCCTGATCCATTTGGCGTTAATTGTTCCATTGCTTGAGCTTGTGAAATATCAATCAAGCCAAGGTTTAACATTTTTTCGATTGAATTCAAACGTGCCATGGTGTCTGCGCGTAAGAAAGTTTCATCTATTGCAAAACGCACTACGTTACCGTGTGCGGTTATATCATCCATGCTTAAACGATTTTCAATTGCACTAATAAATGGTTGCAATGAATAAGCTACAAATTCTTTTCTACCATCTAAAATATTTTGGTAGGTCATCGAATTGTTCATATCCGCACTTATATAATATGCAGGTACATTCATTAAACGCGCAATTTCAGTAGCAAGGTATTGGCTACTATCGTTATAGGTCATGTCTTTAGGACTAAAGCCAATATTTTGCGCCTCTAAAGTGGAAGTGAGGTAGGCCGTTGAACGCGAAGCTCTAGCCGATTTCCAAGCTGCTAATAAACCTTGTACTTGCGCTTCAGGTAAGTCGGCACCTGTATTTTTTAAGATGGTAGTAGCCATCGGTGTAGCAGCTGCAACAGATGCAGCTTTTTGAATATCTAACGCGGCTTGAATTGTGCGGCCGCCAGTTTGTAATACTCCAGGCAATAATGATTGGAATGTAACTAGCGAACCAACACCTGACATTGGCACACGTTCACCGTTTACTGAATAATATTCAACTTCATCGCCGTACTTATTTGTAGTGACGGTAACGCGTGTATTAGGAACGAACTCAAAACCAGATGGGCGAAGGTCATCGGCGTACAAAGATGTGACACGCCAGTAACAAACCGAATAGAAAAGCAACGCATCTACGGAATATGCCAGGGTAACGCTAAGCGGCTGGCGTATATCTGGTTGCTCTAGCCATACTGGAGATTCTAATTTTTTACCTGTAGATTTTTTGTATAGTCCTAGTTCAATGCTTGATATAACACCTGCAATTAAATTACGGCAGCGACTAACGCTAGGTACTTGCAGCGCAATATTGCGATCCATCGCAACGCCATAACCGTAGTTAGATAGGCCGCTGTTATAGCTGTACATGCCAGCACCGTAAGTGCTATCCATAATGGCAGGGGCATATTGGGCAGTTACCTCTGCCTTACCCTTTAAGCCCAAAGTTTCCAGTAATCCCATAAGTGGGATTTTCTCAAATTGTCAAGCACATTACCGATTTCTTTCGGCGTGTCGCTACGCGTATATCTTGGCCTCAATCATTGGCTTAGATAGGTGCAACGCCAACATTGCCATGCTGATCGGCGCAGCCACGCTGCCGCTGGACTTTTTACGAATGATTCTCCAGGCTTGGTCGTTGGATTTTGCGGCCACATTGTCCATAGATTCATTAAGAGCTTGTTGATCCCCATGCACTACGCGCTTGTTATCTATGTAATCCTTAAAGGTCGAACAAGCGGTATAGAACAGGGAACCCGAACAATCCTCAATCTTTACGCCTGAGTTAAAGAGGCGATCGGCAATGGATTGGCCTGTGTACTTGTCAAATAGTACGAGCTTAGGCATCCAGTCATCGCAATAGCCTTTAATGTCAGCAGCAATCTTTAGCTCATCAATGGCACGATCAGATTCCCACGTCTTAACAAGACTTAGGCCAATGCGACCATCGGGCAATATTGCCCCAGCTACTAAGGCTGCATTACGTCTTGCATGTGGTTCAACGTCAAAGGCAAACATTGTATACATGCCAGGTGACATAACTAAGGATGGGTCTGCACAATCTTCCCAGCTGCCAGGTGTCCACGGTGAGGTATCCGTTCCAATCCATTTGCAAAGTGTCTCGGTCATTGCAGCTGCATGAGTTGAGGTAGCGATGATCTCCTCGATGGCATCCTCGGTAATTAACGTACCTAGCGATGGATTAGCTAAGCCCCATTGAGTCCTATCCCATATATCGCAATTATCATTGGCACTATATTCGTAATACCCAACTGACTTAGGCGGCTTACTAAGAGACCTATCGCGCATATTGTTTAGGACGATGCTTTCCTTATGGCCTGCATTAGATGTGTAAAAGCGTTGCGAATTAGGACGTGTCAGGGTCGTACTCTTACTTGCATCTAAAGCCTCTACGCCTACGTCTCTAAGCTCATCAATCCAAACCATGTCGGCACTTAGACCACGTGCTGAGTCCACAGTAGCCGCAACTACCTTAACCTCAGCACCCGATTCTAAGATGATACGTTCATTGCCATTAGTGCGCTTGTATGCCTTATCTATATTGCCACCTTTTACCTGAGCCAATAGAAAAGGGTTGCGTTCAATGATGCCTGCCATGATCTCTAAAGACTTAGATGCCATCTGCCTTTGCGAACTCATTATGAGGATATTCATTTCGCCATAACAAAATAGCCCAGCTAATACGCGCATACGGATCATGTGACTTTTTCCGCTTTGTCTTGCACAAATGAATAGGCTGGACTTTTTTATGAACATCCCATTCTCATCTATGGCCGTCATGTCGGAAAGGATGAGTCTTTGCCATTCCAATAGCGGTTGCCCAATGGCCTCAGCAAGTTTTGCAATCTCATCTACCCGTGAAGCCCCGCCGACCCATGGCGTGTGAAGCCTAGGGTTGGTAGCCCCTGTAAGAGCAGGTTTGTTTTTTATACTATCCGTTTGCATTTTGATTTGTTCCGCCAGTCATCGGGCCTGTGTGAACCGTCTCGGTCATTTTTGGGGAAAAAGAGGACGAAAAGACAGGGGGGGTAGGCGTGCGTGCTAAAAAAACACGCTGCGAACGTGATCCTTTAGAGCTATTGCAACGAGAACAGCAGGCAACCATGTTATTAGGATCATAAGCTGCATTTTCATCTGATCTGGACACAGGGACTATGTGATCTACTGTGTTGGCATCTGGGGTTTGGCAGTAATAGCAGGTGTACTGGTCCCTAGCTAATACCATCAATCTAATAGCCTTGTACTTACGCTGACTGCGTGGGTCTCCTCTACGTGTAGCCATTAGTAATGCCCATGCTTTAGATGATAGGTCAATGCTTTACATGGTGTGCCATACCTATGAGCTATGTACTTTAATCCTGCATCTATCTGTGCATAAGGGTCACGTATTGTTAGCTTCAACAACTGTGGTATCCCATAAGCTGTACTGTGTTTGTTATTAGCCTTAGGGTTCCACCTAGACTCTAAGTGCCATAGCTTCTCAAGGCATAGGTATTGCTTATGATTAGTTAGTTTAATATGTGAATAGAGTTTATATTTTTCTTTCTCTATATCATTATTAGTATTAGCATAAGCATTAGTAGAAAGCATTAGCCAAGATATAGATGGTATCACACACCACCTAATCCATTTAGAATTAGGCGTGGTCTTGGGCGTGTCGCTACTCATCACACTCATGCTTTATATCAGGGTCAAAGGTGCAGAAATAACAGCCTGCATTTTGTCCACAGGTTTTGCACACATACTTAAACTGTATAGAGTCACAGCATGAGTTATACACACCGTTATCCATAACTGTGTAAAACTTTAATTTAGTTCTCATTTGTCTTTACCCCATCCCGTTCCCTTGAATATAGCTGCAGGTGCGCTGAATACCCGATTCATTGGGTAACTACAGCACAAAGGCGAACTATCGCCATGTGTTTGTATTGGGTGATTAAGCTCAATTTCTGAGCCACATTGGTCACATCTGTATAGGTAACTAGGCATCAAGGATGTCCTCATCTGTCACACGTTCGCTGTTAAGTAGCATCTCTATGCCCATCACGCCACAGCCTAGGCATTGAACACACACGACGGCAGGCGGTAGGTTTACAAACTCCTCGACGATGGTGTGTGTCTGCATGCCCTTGCCTAACTTGGCACACACGCGGCAGTTAATCTTCAGTAATGCCATATACAGACTTCCTTAATGTATCCATCTCGAATAACTCACGCTGAGATATCCAAAAATTACCATCTGCAGGGTTGTAATACTTGAGTTTCTTAGCCCATACAATCGGCATCCAGCCCATTATCTGATAGACAGGTGACTTATTTACTACCAAGATAGCCACATCGGTCAAACGTGGGTAATCTTTATGGATGATTAAGTGACCATTTATGTAACGTGTCCACTTAACCTCAAAGCCTAAATTGCCTAGAGCTATATCAGGCTCATCATGGAAAGTATTGACAGTAGGGATGAAGTTACGGATGCCCATGTACTGCGCAACAGCAATCTCAGCCCCAGCCGCCTCACTATGCTCAGCAATAAACTCATGAAAGTTTATCTTTTTGTTATATCTGCCAGCGTGGTCAGGTGTATTAGCTTTATCGCCTGTACTACGGGCAAACCCACTAGCTGCAGCCTGTAGTTCCTGTGATCTATCTAGTATTACCTGCACTATCTGAGCCATCTCAGTTATAGCCATATTGGTTTACATTGGTCGTTGCGTGATTTACTGCTACATGTGTACCCGCGGTACTTTGATCCAGTCTTAGGGCTAACGCCTTCCTTATAAACCATTCTCCCGTGCGAGCAAATCGGCGCGGGGTCTAATATTTCGCCACCTAATTGCGCTTTGATGTCTGCAATGCTTTCAGCTGCAGGGCGCACACTTCCCACGCCTTCAGGCTTTACTTCAGGGTTAGTTGCCCATAGATCAACCTCAACCATAGGTGCAGCCTGTAAGCGTTCTACCTTTTCCATGTCCTGCCGTGTTGGGCGTGCATCACTAGGCATTAACAAACCTATGCACCTTCCAATACTGGACGTAGAACAGTTCTCAATCCAAAAATCCCTGTTTACGCCGCGATCTGATCTTTGCTCGAAGGCGTAGTCAATAGCTGCAGGTACCACGTCCTCATGCTCACGATAAGCGCAGGCTCTAATAACTACATAACCGTCTTTTACGTTTAATTCGACGATCTCGGTAGTTATGCGGCCTGATATGTAAGTTTCTCTAAACCGCTTAATGCGGCTGTTTACATCCTCATAGGATGATAGGTCAAAGCTCATGAATTTTTAACTATCTCTGTGGCGCGGTTAAATGCAGCTCTTAAACCTGCAGCGCGGCCACGATTAAAGCCGTCTTTAACGCCTTCCTTGTAACCAACCGACCAGCCACATAAAAACCATGCAACGCTTACCGCTATAACCAATACTGCTACTTTTTCTATATCCATTTACTTCGCCCTTGTTAGGGTTAAGCCTGACCACACCGAATTAGGTAGCCCTGCCTAACTTGTAAATAAAGGGTAAAGCCTGGGTATGACAGCGGTCAAGAACCGACACGCCCTAGCGGGTAAGCAACATTTCATAAATAGAATCAACCTTGGCCTCTATGCGATCTACTCGACCCCTAAGGTTATGGCCACCGTTATTGTCCATGCGTAACTCACTTAGGTAATACTTAACTAGATGGCGTACCAGCCCAGCCGCAAACCCCATAAGAGTACAAAGACCTATGGCTATTGCTATAAGCGACTGGGCGGCCGTCATTACTTAACGCCGAAAGTTTTGTCGGATGTGTTAAGGCCACGCAATAAAGGCCCGATAAGGCCAGCAATGAAAGCATTAGCAAGGGTCTTAGGATCAGAAACCCCAGACATGTAAAGTGCAGCTGCGCAAGTTCCAGCGTGGCGTAAATAGGACAGGCCAGCAGCTAGTAATTGATCTTTCATGGTTGTACTCCTAAATGCCCTTAGTTGATTTGTGACAATACTGCAATGGCTTGTGTGCCGCTGGCAGTAATAGCGTATAACGCTTCGTTATCTCCAACTGTTACGGTTAGTTTATCGCCGTTATCAAATTTATAGCCATTGGCTGTGGTGACGTTTGCCCCACCTAAATACAGAGCACCGCCACCTAGATTATGCAGGTTGGCAGTTTGGTCAAAACTAGTAGCAGGCACAATGATCGTGGCTGTAGTAGTTACAGTTACTTGCGCGCTAGTCGGCATAAGTTAATCCTAACTTCTCTATTAGTTTGGCTGTCTTTACTGGGTCTTGTGCAATTTCCCAATGCATCTCATCTTTTCGAGTCCAATTACCGCCCCAAGCCAACCCGTATTTTTTGGTAAGTGCCTGGATCATTGGAACCTTCTCAGCTGGAAACGTGCCAGCCTTGCCTAGCGGATGCTTAGTCGCGTTAAGGTCTATAGCTGTACCGCTGCTGTGGTTGCTTAACTTGCCTGGTACGTTTCTAACATCTCTGTACGCGTACCCCCAGTCATCAAGCGCACCGCCATCAATCGGCTCAATCAATTCATGAAACTGCTCAGCAAAGGCAACCAATAAAGGCGCAGCAAAATAGGCGCAGCGCAGCTTTATTTTTGTACCCTTAATTGGATAAGACTTGATACGGATCGACTCAACTTCCTTAGAAGCTGGCCAGCCGTTATAACTTATGGCTGTCATCGTCACAATTCCATCTGCATGTAGTTTCATCAAGCTGCGCTATTGCGTGACATTTAGGCGGTATAAAAGCATCTCGATCGGCATCGTAGGTAAACGATATGCCAGCAAAGTTTTTACGAATATTGCTGTTATAACTTGTCTTAACCCATGTACCGCCAAGTGACTCCATAAAGGCTTGGCCTTCATCTGGCTCATTGTTATTGCCTACAAGTACGCGTATAACTAAATTGTTATCGTCTATTTCTGCCCAATGGCTCATCCTGCATACCTCACAATTACTAATCCTGATCCACCAGTACCAGCTGTGGAATTCAACCATGCACCGCCACCGCCACCACCTGTATTTGCAGTACCGCTAGTGCCGTTAGCTGGGTAAGTTCCACCGGCACCGCCGCCACCGCTTGCAGAACCGCCACCGCCAGTATTACCTGATCCACCACCGCCGCCAGCGATAAAACCGCTAACGCCAATAGATGCTAAAGATAGGGGTGTGCTTAACCATGTGGCATTTGTGTAAGTATTTACGCCAGTACCACCTGCGCCACCAGCTTCTGTGCTTGTGCCATTAGAACCAACCGCACCAGCACCGCCACCACCTGCACCGCCATTAGTAGCGGAAGATGTGCTACCGCCTGCAAAACCTTGGCCACTCGTAGCTGCACCACCTGATGCACCTGCATTTAATCCCGTAGCACCACCGCCAGAACCACCGCTAGAACCATTATTAGTTGCACCTACCCAACCTGGGCGGCCGCCACCAACGGATGCAGTCAATGCAGCAAACTGTGAATTATTGCCGTTTGTACCAGGCGATCCACCTGATCCACCGCCACTACCACCTGCGCCGCCTGCGCCAATAGTTACTGCATTAGAACCTGTAACGCTTTGACTAGCAAAACCTAAAACTCCACCTGCGCCAGCACCGCCACCTGCGTAAACGGATGCACCACCGCCGCCTGCTACAGCAATTAAATCACAGCTAACTGAGCCAGTTATAACAGCAAAAGTTCCAGAGGCAGTAAAGACATGATAAAAAAATCCACCGCTTTGATAAATTGTGCCGCCTGTGGCTTTTGCCTCTGCAGGCTTGCCATTTATGGCTGTTAGTACGTTTAACATTATGCAATAGCCCCTACAACGTACCAAGCATCTGTACCAGTTTTAATACAAGCAGCTGATTTATATTGCGCAAGTGTTGGAGATGCTGCAGTAGCACCACCACTTAAAACTGTAGTTGTACCAGACGTTACAGCTGAGATAGTGCAAGTACCTGCGCCAATATTCATAACTGTAATAACTGTACCGACAGCAAAGGCCACCGATGCGTTAGTAGGTATCTTAAACGCATTAGCCGATGCGTTAGACATAGTTACTAGCACTTGATACTGATCGGTTGATACCGCTGTATAAGTAGTGCCAGTTTGAGCATTAAGGGTAAAGGCCACTAGGCCATTAAACATATTGCTAGTTAGCACGTCACCCGTAACGCTTGGAAATCCTGTGGCCATTTATTTATCTCCTCTAGTATGAAAGTACATTAGTGCCTAAAATTCCGTAGGTGTTAGAACCAATCACAAACCCATCCAATACGGGTTCTAGTGTAGTAAAGGTTGTACGCCACCTATTCGGTGTGACATTGTGCGCCACGCCGAAAACTTGAAGTGTTTTTGTCAAAGTCGAACTACCAGGCTGGTTTGTCGTAATCGTCACAGGATCAAAATAATCTAAATCTAGGGCTGCAATTATGCCTGTGTTGTAGTTGTCTGTGTATAGATCGAGTTCGATAAAATCACATCTAACGCTGGTTTCAGCACGGCTTGCGACATAGGCTCGCGCGTAGTCCAACGCTACGGCGTCCGTTTCCATTAACAAGTTCTGAATATTGTAAGTATGGGCAAAATATTTAGTAACACTAGCTGCGTTGGTAGCATTTTGAACTGTGCCACCTGTGCGGGTCACGTTAGCCTGGTTAAATACAAGGGTATCGTCTAGCCGCCAGACGGCATTGGCGTACTGGATGTCGCTGCCGTTATCGTTAAATACTACGGGCGTACCTGCCACGCTTGCAGTAGTTACTGTTCGATCCTGAAAGACGAACGATCCCGATGCATCAACGTAGAACGCGCCATACTCACTATTTGTAACAGTGTGTAATGCAGCTA